GAAATCTTCGCTCATGGCAAAAAACAAGTCCCAAGTCAAAGCCACATCGTTCTTGCAATACTCGCCATACCGGGCTAAATGTTCGGGGCTGAAGTCCTGCCGCCGTAGGTTTTTAGCTTCCTCTACCTCTGTACCCTTGACGCCCAATGCGTAGTGGATGGCTAGGGCCGCGAGACTCCCGCCAACCTCAGTCCCATGCAGGGCACGGCCCATGCTGAGAGTGTCCAACCACCCTTTGGGTTTGATGCCAAAAATCCAGTTTAGGATAGCGCCATCGAATGGTGCGTTGTGTGCAAGGGCTAGAGAATCTGCCCACTCATAGGCAATGAGGAACTGGTGCAACTCTTGATGGCTCCCGCTGTACCACACGGGCTCGTCATCGTTTATCTGTACTGCAACACCGATAACCTCAAACCTCGGGTCCCTGATGTATTCCTCGGTGGTCTGCTTAGCAAACCCAAGGTCCCCGCCGTAAGCGGTCTCAAAGTCAACCGTAAGAATATTCACTGCATACACTCCGATATAACATTTGTTAGATACTCCAAGTTGTTCTCGCGGATGATGAGCGTGTAGCCACCAGCATTGTTTATGTCTCGGAGGTTTTTTAGTTGCAGTGCAGTGGCCTCGCCCTTGCCTGCTTTGGCTTCAATAGCCACAAACTTGCCGTTCACACAGCACAGAAAGTCGGGCACGCCACTGTTGCCGTAGCCAGTGCCGATGGGCATGGCGTAGTAGATGCTGTGGGCTTTGAGGATTGCCTTGATCTTTGCTTTGACCTTGGCTTCAGGGGTCGTCATCTAACACTCCGATTTGTTTTCAAGCCCTCATAATAACACAACCTTTTACTTTGTCAATACCCAGACGAAAAAAAACCGCCCGAAGGCGGCTAGGACTTACCCTAACATTTAAGAGGGGGCGACACGCCCCCTCGTTGATCACATGCGCTTGGGTGCGGGGCGAATGAACCCTGCTATCTGCATAGGCTTACCGCCAGGGTTAGGTTCATCGTAGAACACCCTTTTACGCAACGCCTCTACGTCGTCATCCTTAAAGAATTTATCGGGCGTTAAACCTCTTACAGTTTCTATTGCTCGTTCAACGAAATCCAATCGCTTAGATAGCGCCGCCTCTCTCAGGATGTCTTGCTGTGCCCTAGTTAAAAGGGTGTGATGTGGGTGGTTGAATTTTTTCATGATTAATTTGTTAGATTGGGTTTTCGTTCTTCTCAATGGCTCGGTCGAGATACCACCGCGCCTTCTTCAAGTCCTCAAGACCATTGGTTGTGCCCTTGTGCCCCGCACGAGTGATGTACTTCACTACGTTGCCGATGTGATAGCCCAAACCTTTCGCTTCAATAAAGTCGATAGTCTCAATTCCCCCTATCTTGTAATGCGCAGGGTGATTCACTGGATCGGATTTTGGTGGGGCGTTCATCATCTCCTCATCTGTTGGACCTCCTTGCATCCGAATCTTGTCTGTGGTGTATTCATTACTTGTGAAGATCGCCGCTCGCTTGAAGTTGAAGTTCCCTCTGCGTTGCTCCTTGCGCCCCTTACTAATCTCAAAGGCAAGTTCTTTTTTGCGTTTGTCCATCTCTTGCTTCACCATATACGCAACCGAATATGAAGTCTTGAATTTACTCGCAACCTCTGTGACGGTAGCCGTTGGATTGCCGTTGTAGTACTGACGCATCAGGGATGCGCGGGATACTTTTTTCACTTTTTTAGCTGTTGCCATTTTTAGCTCCTTGCTTTTGGCTGTTGATGTACTCGGTAAGAATTTCTCTCATCTTGGCTTGCTTTGTATATGGATATTTGGTGTTGAAATAATCCATCACCTCCTTCGATAGACGCAGGCTCGTGCAAAAAAGTGGCGGCTTCTTACCCAACCCCCGCCCCCTTTTTGGCTTTATCAACTTCAATTCTTCAATCCCTGTTGTCATTCGCTAACCTCCTTTGCTTCTTAAAAAAATACTTGATCACATGGTGGCTCACACCGAACCGCTCGGCAATCTTCCGCATTGATTCACCCTGCTTGTGTAGGCTTAGTGCTCTTCTCTCGTCGATCAATGTGGACTTGCGTCCGCTTCCCGGCCTTGCGCCGCCCTTCACTGTTGCTCCCTTACTTTTATCAGTGCGTCAGCCATTTGATACGCTTGCTGTGGTGTGAACACAATGTCGGTCGCCCTGTTCGGGTTCGCAAGCATCCCTTGCATTGCAAACATTGCCATCAAATCCCGCAATGTCATAGTGTTTAAGTCGCTATCCATTTTCCCCCCGCTTTAGTTATTGCTTTCATCTTTTTTCCTCTCGGTTGGTTTCCACCCAAACCTCGCCCACGTTGCCCGAACATCAGTACCAGCAGAAGGCGTGTACTTAAACGCTGGGTCTAAGATACTCTTCGGTCTGTATGCCATACCTATCGGGGGTACGGCTTTTAGCTTTAGTTGTTTCATTACAGTTGCTCCTTGTCTAACAGTTGTTAGGTTCGTCCAACACTAGGATGAACACCTCGTCATTGACACGACACCCTACGTTAGATAGGAATGTCTCTGCCTCTACCAATTTCAGCATACCCAACTTACTACGCATCTCGTGAGGGAGCGTATTATCATCGTAGAGTTGTACACTGTCACGCATTTTGACCAAGTAGTTACCCGAATCTTTTATGACTAAGGCAGTCTCTTGGTTCTCGAATCGTTGCCGCACAGATTCAATGGTGAGCATCTCACCCCGCATCTCCTCAACCTTATCCACCGACTTGAGGATGGGCGCACTTATCGACGGGAGTTGCGTGTTTATATATTCTAGAAAATGTGCAAGCCCCGAACCTTTGAGGTAGTCCAGTGCCGCCCTTTGGATGGTGTTCTCCTCTTGGGACTTAATCCTCTCCCGCTTCCATAGCTGATCAGTAAAGACATCTGTTGCCGCCTTCGCCGCCTTAGTGATGCGCTCGTCTGGCTTCAAGCGAAAGAACAACTTCTTAGCCTTGAGTACGGCCTTCTCTGCATCTGCTGTGTGATACGTATCCCCACGGCTACGCCCTTTGGCAATGCGGTCATTGGATATGCCGATCACATGAGTCCCACCCCGATACGTCCGTGCGATCGTGCCTAGCTTCTCGCCTTGCTCAAGCACCTCAAACCCCAGGGCGGTCCTGACACCCTGATAGCTAGTGGTTACGTCAGTCACCCGAAACATCCACAGTGGGTTTAGTGTCGCCAGTCGATACACCACTTGGTTGATAGTTTGGTGAACCTCGTCCACCTTGCCATGCTTGTGCGTGTCTATGTTGCTCAGTTCCATTGTGTGCATACCTACTCCTTACCATTCAAACTTATTGATAATTGCGTCCACCTTGGACTTCAATTGACTGCGCGTGTCGGCATCTTCCTTGATGCTCTCCATGTCCGCGTTCAACATTGCTACCTCTACTTGCCTACGTGCTTCTTCCAACTTCGGGTCGTTGGTAATGTTCAACTTCGTCAAAAGAGAACAGAGTTCTAGAGGATTGGTAAGCAATGTGTCGTGGTAACGCTTCTTGCCGTCATCCCCCTCAACATCGGTCAACTTCTCTGACATTGCCAGTAACACCTTATGCAGACGGTCCCACGGCTCGCGCATTGCCTCTGCCAACTTGCGGTCTTGTTGCCCCATAAACTCGCTGCGCATCTCCTCCAAGTCATACGCAGGAATGTCTAAGCGGAAGTCTCCGGCCTCGGGTACAGGCTTGACTGCTCTGCGGAAACCAAACTTCAATCTAACAGCTGTTAGATCGGGGTAGTCCTCGGCTTTGTGCAGTCCCTGCAACGCTGTAGGTGCTTCGGCAACCAAGCGTGGATACTCAATGTAGAAGTTGTTGCACATCATGTTGAAGGTCTGCTCGTACCCATTCATGGTCTGCTTGTAGTCCATGAACAACGCAGTCGGTAACATGCGCTCGCCCTTGTCGGCCCAAGGCAGGGTGTGCTGGTTGTGATACAGGCGCACTCGTGCGGCAAAGTCCGCAATGTCTTTACGTAGGCTCGTACCCGCAAACAAGTTCTTCTTGGTCTGCGATGCGCCACGCACCGCCCCTGCATCTGAGTTCACCTTGTCCGTGATCTCTCGGTCGATCTTGGACGCAGGCCATACACTGATGTTCAATTCCACTAACACTGCTGATGCACTGATACTCATTTTGATTCTCCTTGGTTAAAAACTATTCTTTGACGGGCTTACCCGCCAGCTTCGACATCTGATACTGCGCGTTAGATATGACTTTCATGGTGAATTGTCTGTCTAACGGAAATACGTGATAGGTGTAATCGGTGTCGATACCGCTCTTCTCCTTCTCTTCCTTGGTGCGATACTTCTCCTCGAACGCCTCGGCCCTTGCCAGAATCTCGGCAACTTGTATTGCATCCTCGGTGCTCAGCACCACACTGCGATACCCTAAATCCATTACAACCATGTTTGTTCTCCTAACATTTGTTAGATACCAGATTTCAATCTCGGACATGAATCGTCTTACCATTCGGCGCAACTTCATCATTACCCCCCACGATCACCCACAACACAGGCGCAGTCCACTCGTTACCCCAATCCCCACCGACATACCCATCGGTGAGCATGATGATGCACTCGGGCACAATGCTCTTGTCCTTGAGATATGTGGATACGCAACTAGGTGAAGTACCCCCACCGCCCGCTGGCTTGGTTGACTGCACGATGGTCGATACAGTAGCGCCTGTGTAAGTCTCATGCGCCGCCACCGCGCCGTCCCAGTAGAGCAAGTCCACAGTCTCGGGGCTTACTTCTTCTGCAATACCCTGAACTTCGGCCAGAAACTCAGCGAGTTCCTTCCCGCCCACCGAACCGGACGTGTCAACAGCAACCACCAAGTGCCCCACCTTCTCACCTATCAGCGTAGGCATGTATATGCCTGTGGATAAGAATCGGCGGTTGACTCTGCGCCATGAGGACGTGTCCTTGGCACTGCAAGTTGCTTTCACAAACTCGCGTAGTACTTCGCGCCAATCTACTTTGGGTTGCATCAAGTCTTCAAGTTCGCGGTCCATGCCGCCTGTACCAGTTCCTGCCTTCTTGGCAGAGATGAGTCCTTGGCGTATCGCTTGGTCAACCTCTCGGGCAAGTTCCTTCTTCTCCTCCTCGGTCATGTCCCTCGCACCATCCCAATCGTGGTCATCGAACCCATCGCCAAATAGTCCGCCGCCACCGCCCTCATCCTCCTCCTTGAGAATGTCGAACACTTGCTTGGCGTTCATGCCTCGGAATCGCTCGTCCACAAACCCCATCGGCCTACCCTTGAGTGGACCATCGGTATGGCGTGGCATGGCAATCACTGACTCGCTCGGGTCCAAGTCCTTGAGCATGAGGTTAATCACGTAGTCGCAAGCCTGATTTGCCAGCGAATGATTCTCGTCATGCAACTTGCGCCATGTAGTGAGATGCCGATACATCTTGTGCGCGTTCTCATGCGCCACCACAAACGCCAACTCGGGGTCGCGCAACTTCTTCACAAACTCGC